GCCTCGCGGGAAGTTGTTGATGCTTGCGTGAATTATCCCGTAATAATCCGCGCATATGTATTTGACACATCCTCGCGCAAATAGTTCCACAGGAATGTAAATTTATTTTCTAGCTGGAGGTAGCGCGCCCGGGTGGTCTTTGCATGGCTGCTCATTCATCATACTCCTCTTGCTTCGCTTCCTCAATCAGCTCGTCTTCAATCCGCCACCTGTCTTCTTCCGTCATTTTGGCTTCGAGCCAAGCTGCCGGATAACCCTTGCGGTCGTAGACGTCGAACTCAATATCCCGCGCTCCGAAGTATTCGTCAGGGGTTTCTGCTTGCGGGGAGTAATTTCCCTTCGTGACAAATAGCGTCACGGCACGGACTTCGCAGGGAATGCCTGCAATCGTTGTCTTCATAGGTTGAGCCTCCAGAGCCTCGGGGGAAGGAAACGTGTGGGAGAGGGACTGGAGCTAACCAGCACACCTCTCCAACAAGCCCCGTAGAAGGAGGCTCAATCACTTCTACGGTAAGGTGACAAGGCACCCTGCGGAAAGGAGCCGAAGCTCCTCTCGACAGGAAGTCCTGTCTGTCTTACATCAGAGCAAGCTCTGCGTCTGCATCGACTTTGGCAGTCTTGGCAGTCTTTGCCGCCTCGAGTCGCGCGACGATCTCGCCGGTCTTGGTGCCCGCCACGCGGAAGCTGTCGTATAGGGCACGGCGAGTGAGGGCAGGGTCGGAGTCCAGTTTCTTCTGCAGGTAGGCTTTGACCGCAGCCAGGTCCTTGCCCGAGGCTTCGCAGATCGCCTGGACAACGATCGAAGCGCCGGAGACGCCACCGCCGCCCGAAGCGCGAGCTTTGCCCCACTTGCCTTCGGCGATCTGAGCTGCCAGATCATCAATCGCGATAACCATGTCTTCTTCGCTAAGGGGCTTATCCGCTGTCGTGGCGAGTTCATCACCGAATTTTTGCTCCGCGCCGTGACCAGCGAACTGGGCCAGGAGGGACAACGGCAGCGCGATGGTGCGAGTTTCCCCGTTTCTGAAGTCCATGCGGATGCTGACCGCACCTGCGGCTAGCTGCATCACATTATTTTCCACAACGATCTTGGAATCGTCAATCAGAGTCTCCTTGGCAACTTTGCGCTTGCCCGGGAATGAGACCTTGCGGCCATCTGTCAGGGTAACCTCGGTGTACTCGGTTTTGCTCTTTGTTTCAACTTCAGCCATTTCATTCTCCAGTTTAATGTTGCCCTTTGTATCGGCGGCAGCCTATTCCGTTTGTAGGAAAGCCTACAGGAGAGGGCGATGAATCCCTCTACTTTAGGTTTTTGCTTAGTGACGAGCCTTGATGGTGCTTGGGAGAATTCCCGCCGCATGTGTGTTTGACACGCGCTGGCGGGATTAGTTCCCAAGAATGTAAATTTATTTTAACAGGATACGCCGTGGCTAGGAATGGACTTGTGGGCTTCTGCACCGAGGCGTGTAGGAACCCAAGCTGGGGGCTCCCAAACCGGGGCAGACCAGATGGAATGTGTAGTCTTTTGAACAAGGGGAAGGGGGACAGGCGCTTCTTCCTTTACGGGTGGAAGCTCGCCGGGAGTTTTATTGGAGTTCATTCTTGTTCCTTTGTTTCTTGGTTGATGAGGTCTGACAAGCGGTCGATTCGTGCTTGGTGGTATAGAGACATAGCCTCCGCGTATTCGCTGGCAGTGTCGGAGTTGAGCTTTGCTCGTTTTGCTTCGACAAGCTCTCTGGATGCGAGTTCAAGCGGAGTCAGGGGGAGAAAGAGGGAGCGAAACCAGTATATCATGAGATCTCCTTGATGAGTTTGCATAAGATTACTTCGGCGTGGTTACAAGGAATGACAGCTAGAGGCTCGACTACAGCGGCTAAGAGAAGGGACTCTAACACCCCTTCGTTTTCAGAGTAATCTTTAATCAAGACCTGCCCTGGCTCGAGCGTAATCTCAGGTATGTTAACGGTCAACATAGCGATAGGCTCGCCTGTATCGCAGTCAACTGCCCGCAGAGCTGTACGCCCATTAGAGTAGTAATGGCGTTCAAGCGTCAGCGTAACTGCTGGCGCGTAACGCATATGGGAAGGGATATTCATACCGCCTCGCATTCTGTGTCAGTGGTGCAGTTGCGAAACTGCTCTCGCGTGTACTCGCAACCGGCCGCGAAGGCTAGTACGAGTGCTGTGATGATGAGAAGTGTTTTCATGCGAGTTCCTTGATAAGTTTCAGGTCACGACGGGCCTCGGCATCCCAGTGCTCTGGGCTGTTGCATTCTGCAGCATAAGCGGCTTCCTCCTCCTCCTCCCCGCCCCCACAGAGCGCGACTACTTCGTAATAAGTCCCGAAGTCGTGTGGGAAGGCCATTACGCGAAAAGTCCCCTTGGGGAATTCTCGTTTAAGCTGCCTCTTGTAGATAAGACATTCTGCGTAGCTCTTGGGGTGGTTGACTGGGAAGCAATCTTCCTCCGTTGGCGTGCAGCCGATGCTGATATAGTTCATATTATCCTTCTTTCAAGCTAGGGGCAAGGTCGGCGGCCCCTCATCGCCGTTATGATTACTGATTATTAATCAGGTCCATCACCGTATGAGCGAACGTAATCGGCTCCGCCCATATCAGCACCTTGCCCAGTAAGCTCCCCGGATAAAATCCTCCTGCATCGGGAGTTGCCTCCGACAGAAATTCTTCATGCGTCAGCTGATACAACTGAGCGTCGTCATCAGGGCCTTGGATTTTCCACGCATATTCGCAGGTGCCGTAATTCCTGACCGTGATCGTGTACAGTTCATCTACCTGTATAATTAATGTGTTTGCCGCGTCAGTTGCTGCGCCCGGTACTGTCAAATAAACAACTTTCATATCAATTCCTTTGGATATTGAACCTGCGGGATTTACTATCTTACATAACCGTGCCCGCATAACGCGGTTATGGTAATTAGACACGAGCTTGGACGATTGGTTCCTAGCTCCGTGAAATAAATATTATCGCTCACGAATCCAGCACAATCCTTCCACCCTCCGGCACGATTAGCTTCTTTGCAAAAGCCAGTTGCAAGTCCCTGTCGCATTGCGCCAGCAGTTCCTCACTCCATCCTTGCCCTTGACAGTATCGACTCGAGATCTCATTATACGCCCTGGCCAGCACCGTCACTGCCGCCAGCACCTCGCTTCGCTTCGTTGCTTGTCCTATCCTGACCAGCTCCTTCACCGCTTCGGAGCACAACCCCGCATCCAGCACGCAGGCAACCATCGCCCCTCCGTACTGCGTTACGACCGGAGCGAACTCCTTCGGGACTTGCCGAGGCGCGCTCATGCCCCTGCTCCTATCGCGCATACCCCTCGCCAGAACTCTACGTATTCCAGCGTTTTAATAACCCCTGCCAGGGCTACGAGCGCCATCAGCGCCTTCATCAAATCCATCACTTCATCTTTGTCCATTATAGTTCCTTGGTTAGTTTACGCGGATTATTCCGCCATAATCCCCTCAATCATTCCCCCTAGGCCCCTGCCTTACCGCCCGCAAGCGTCTGCTCGAGCGTTCTGATACCCACCCCGCCTGTTTCATCCAGGCCTCCATCTCCATCATCCAGAGGCGAAGGCGGTATCACTCGCTTGGGCGTTGAGGGTCTTTCCGCCTCCTGCATCGGGGCCGGTTCTGTGTAAAGCCTCAATCGCTCCCGCGCCTCCGGCGTCAGTTGCTGTTCCGCCCAACTAGGCCCTTTCGCCGCCACCAGTTCTTTCACTCCCCCCTCCTCTTCAAGCTTTCTCTGCAACGCCAGCATCTTCTCCGCCGACGCCTCCAGCTCCCGTTGGCTTGCCTCCACTGGCCCTAGCCCTTGCCACACCTCTCCACGGACAATCCGCCCGATCTGCACCACGGACACCCCATAGTCCCTGCTGAGCTGCCCTTGCGTCACAGCTCCCTTCGAGTACAGTCGTCGAATCTCCTCTACCTTCGAAGCCGTCAACACGGCCCTGCGAATATTATTCCGCTGAAAAGGCCCATTTCCTAAACTTGGTGTTTCCATGTCAGTAATCTCCATGTGATTTTAAATAAGCCAGCAGATTTGCCAGCACCGTTCGATTGTCCTGAATCTTTCCCAGTAACCGATTACATTCTCCACACAGCAGCCCTCGTACGTCCTCCTCCTCGCACCTCCTATCTCCGACGTGCCTGTGGTCTACCTGCGGCTTCAGGCCAAATTTTCCCATATCCTTAATTGTCGGATGTGCTAGCTCTTTTTCGCACCCTGCGCATTTCCCCCCTTGCCGTTCATACAGCACCTTCCACTTCTCATGATTCAGTTTATATGTTTTCCATATATCCTGCATCCAAGTCTTCGGTGCCCAGCCCCAAGGGACTAATTCCTGTGCCATAATTCCTCCTTCGGCTAAACAACAACAACACATGCAACACCGCGCCTCATCACAACACCTTCCGGGTTCTCTAAATCGAGAAGCCTCGTATTTGAATTATAGTTAAAAAAATATATAACTTAAATAGAGCAAAGTCTTTTCAAATATCGAGAATCCGGTAGATTGTGTGATGGCTGTTGCATGTTGTGTTTGATACGTGTTGTTGTTGTTTGTTCCATGCATTTCACGCATAACGTTAAAACCCCATATACGCCATTTTTTCCCGCGCCGCCACCATACCCCAACCCGCGCCATAAAAGCGCCAAAATGCCCGATTAGGGGCATTCATGGGGATTGTGGTATGCGGTTATATCCGTGCTAGATCTTGGACACGCACCCACTGTTCCTGAAAACCCTCGCTTTCACCCGGGTTTTCAATAGCCCATTTTGTCACGCCAAGCTCCTCGCATAGGTCTGTCCACAATGCGACCGTTTCAGCTATTCCTATTTCTGCAACTGCCACGCGAATGACCAGCTGCTTCCCAATTAAATCATATTCAGTTTTCATTTTAAACCTTTCATAATCAAGCAACATGCTCGGCAGGTGCGTCTCATAACCGCACCTACCTAGCCCATTACATCGCGGCCAATTCCGCCATCAACTTCTCGTTAAACCACGCTGCCGCCTCCTCATACGTGCAACCACGTTTTTCCGCGATTGCTTGAATGGCTGGATTAAATGCGGCCTTCCGTGGGCCTGTTACCCGCATATTCCAGTCATTATTTTCTACGTTCTCATAGAATGCCACCATTGCCGTCACCGCCTCGCGTCGCATTGCCTCGGTTACAGTAAAATTGTTTTCCGCCGACTTGGCAATGGCTGCATTATCCCCAATCCGCGCCGCCATGCCGTGCAATGCCGCATAGGTAACATTCGCAGGGCTCACCCTGTCCATGCTGAGCGTCACCGGCTCCAGCCCGTCAAACGTAAACGTGACGGATTGTGTGACTGTATTGATTGTTTTTTTCATGATATAACTCCTAAGTTAATTAACACCAACCAAAATTAGCTGGTATGTATTCGACACAACATAATCAGATTAGTTCTAATTATTTCATGTCCCGCATGGTGCGATGTGATCATCAGCCTCCATATGTATTCGACACAATCCACGCGGGTTAGTTCCAATTATTTTCGCCGATCGTAAAACAAAATTGCTGCCTCGGTATGGCCTGCAACCGCCCACCATTCGACTGTCGTATTTCCGCCACTGTTGTCCCGTCGCCACTGTTGCATACCCGCCACTGCAGTCCACGCGCCTGCCCCGAATTCAGGCCCCCGGGGGGCAAAAAAATCTTTGCGCATAAAATGAGAAATGAACTCTCTGAAAATTTATTTTTTGTGAAAATTCGAGGGAATTATGGCAGAATAACGTGCGCAATCATACGCAGGGGTGCGAATTATTATCCCGCCCTCGAACGCGCGGAAGGGAACTTTGCCCGCAGCCCCGTGTCTAATGTGGGATAGGGGTTTGATGCGCCTGGGATTCCGGGCCGGGCCGCGCAAGGGGACTAGGATTATGGACAAGGAAGTGGAAAGTTTTGGGGAGCTGCCCCAGTTTCGACCGCCGGCGGAGCGGGCTCCTACGATGGGGGCTGTGGCGAAGGTGAATTATAGTCATACTGATATGATTGACTATATTATTGCGAATCCGGGGATTACGCAGAATCACCTGGCGGCAAGATATGGGTACTCAGTCGGCTGGGTCTCGAACGTGATGGCGAGTGATGCCTGGCAGAGCGCAATGGCGGCGCGGCGGAGTGAGATCTGTGACCCAGTACTGGTTGCGACGATTGAGGAAAGGTTTAAGGGCATTACCCTGTTGAGCCTGGAACGGTTGAAGCAGAAGCTGGAGGCTCCGCAGGTCTCAGACAATGTGGTGTTAAAGGCGGTGGAGTTGGGCGCGAAGGCAGTCGGGGTCGGCGGAAATGCTCCCCCGCCTCCGCAAGGAGATCATCTAGCCCAGCTAGCCAATCGGTTGATTGAGCTACAGTCGAAGGTTCGTAGTGCAAACATGGAGGTGATTGATGTCTAAGCAAGTGAAGACGGGCGGCGGAAAGCAGAGCATCCCGACGAAGTTCGTGGAGCGCAAGCTGGTTCCGGTGAAAACCGCGGAAGCTTTTGTACCCACCCCCGCAGAACCTGTACGGATGCGTTACAAGATGGCAGGTGGTTGTTAATGCCTCTCCCCCGCTCACGTGCGCCGTATAAGGCAGCAGGAAAGTCAAAAGGACGCTTTGCGTCTTTACCTGCTTCTCCTCGCGGTGTGCGGAAGTCGGCGCCTATGACGCCAAGGAAAAAGAAATAATGTTCCCCACCTCCGCCTCCAGTGGTCGTGATTTGTCTCCTGTTCCGGTGCGAGTTGGGAGAGTGGGGAGCTTCTTATGAGTGATAATACTAGGCTGAATCCGGGCGCCTCTGGAGACGAGATTAGAAGCGTCGCTAAAACCGCAGGCGTTAAGACCCAGAGCGTAGTACTCGATCTCGGAGGCGCGGGAGTTGAATCACTTTTGGCCCCAGGAAATGCTCTTCCAGTCACCGGCCCTGCTACCAATACTGAACTGCGGGCGGTGCCCTTGCCAGTTTCCGGGCCGCTAACCGATGCAGCATTACGGGCCGCGTCCCTTCCAGTGACTTTCGACCCTTCCCTTGTGAGCTCCTTTGGAGACTTAAACACGGCTGAGTTATCTAGCCAGGTTTATCTCGATTTTATATACGGGATTAATTCTCAGAAGGGGGAAAGTTCCGTTGTTGCCTCCGGTACGGTAGATACGAATGCCGGGCGACTGCGGGTACAAACTGGAACTAATGCGGCGGGTTCAGCAATCTTTAATTCTCGCAAGCCGGTAAAGTATCGTCCCGGCCAAGGAACCGTAGCCCGTTTCACTGCGGCGTTTACGACGGGGGTTGCTAGTTCTACTCAGTTCATTGGTGTAGGCAGTTCAACTGACGGATATTTTTACGGGTTCAACGGAGTAACTTTTGGTATCCTCTGGCGGAACAAAGGGGTAGATACTTGGATTGCGCAGTCTTCCTGGAACGGGGACAAGTGCGATGGAACTGGGGCTTCGGGGCAAACTTGGAATCCTGTCTTTGGTAATGTATGCATGATTAAGTATCCGTTTCTTGGGTACGGAAACATCACCTTCTGGGTACAAGATACTGAAACAAGCGCTTGGATACTTTGCCACACAATCAAGTACGCAAATACGACGGTCGACACACAGCTTGGAAATCCAAACTTGTATTTTTACGCGCAGGCACTTAATACAGGTAATGCCAGCAACTTGATTATGTACACCGGGTCAGTTGGAATATTTACTTGCGGCTCTCGGGGGCATTCCAGCGCGCCCAAGTGGGCAGCAGACAATTATAAAGCAGCTATTACAGCTGAAACTGCACTTCTAAATATTAAAAATTGTACGTCGTATAACGGGGAAGTTAACAGGGGACTCATTCGCCTCAACAGTGTAACTTTTACAACCTCGACCACGACCAAGACGGCGGCTGCAGGCTTCTTACGTTTTCGCGTCGGAGCGACACTTGGGGGTACTCCAGCATACGAACCCGTCGCTGGCACAAGTGCAGACAATGGGATTACAATCACCGCAGGGAATTCTGTTGCTAGTGTAGATAAAGCAGCAACAACTGTTGCCGATGGTACACTTATTTTTTCCATTAGTCTTTCCGACGCAGGAAATACAATACTGGATTTAACAGATTATGAAATCTCTGTCGGGCCGAGCGAAACTTTAACTCTAAGTGGATTCGGAACCAGTGCGTTGTTTATGAGCGCTACAACCACCTGGACGGAGGATCAGTAATGTTGCTGCCACTTCTCGCAAACCTGGGAATGTTCGGCATTGCGCCGCCAGTGCCAAGTCTAGTTACTGGCGGCATTTCTCGCGTGGTGCAGCAGGCGAAAGCTGCCGAAGCTACGGTTCGTCTTGGATTTGATTTTCTCTCAAAGTTGCGTTCGGGCGAGTGGATTGAGTCGGTAGATCTCGGCATTTTTGTATACAAAGGCGAAGCAGCTGCGTCAACTTTAGTCCTGGAAGGCTCCCCAACCATTCTGCGTACAGGGATAAGTCAGCTTCTCTCCGGCGGCGATCGCGGGACAGTATACTTTATCGAGTGTATAGCCCAGACAAATCTCGGCCGGAAGCCTTACCTCACATCTTACCTCACGGTGCGTTGATGTTTTACAGGACTACTCTTGATGCTAAAATCCCCTCAGCGGACGTCGTCGCGAGCTTCGATTTCGCCCAAGACCTCGCCATCGATGAAACAATCCTCTCAGCTAGCACTACAGCGGCTGTCTACTCCGGCACGGACGCGTTCCCAAGTGCGCTCCTCGACGGCCTCCCCACGATCAGCGGGCGGCAGGTCCTCCAAAACCTAACTGGCGGAGTTCTCGGCGTGGTGTATTACATTTACTGTGCTGCAACAACGTCCTTGGGGCAGGTCCTGTCGCGGGAAGCCTTCCTCGCCTTAGCCCCGGAGGCAGCATGAGTCAGGTTACTCTTACTGCCGACTTGATCGAGAGCTTCGCAGGCACCTTCATCTCCCCGAAGTATGATCAAGCATGTCCAGTCCCCGTTTTCCATCGGCAGGCCTGGGAGCTTTATGCTTCCGACCACCAATCCGTAATGGTTATCGCTCCGCGAGATCATGCGAAGTCCAGCGCCTTGTCGATGGATTACATCCTTGCAGAAGTTTTGTTTCGTCGCAGTGACTATGTGATTATGATAGGCTCCACGGAAGATGGCGCAGCAGAGCAGCTTGGCAATATCGTAGAAGAGCTTATGGAAAACGAAGACCTTATCCGGGAATTCGGAATACATAAGTTCCTTCGGACTTCCAACACCGACATTATCTGCGAGATGACTGATGGGCATAGATTTCGCATCCTGGCCCGGGGCGCCGAACAGCGCATCCGGGGCAGGTTATGGAAGGGTAAGCGCCCGAACCTTCTCGTCTGCGATGACATGGAAGATGACGAGCAAGTAGAAAATGCCGATCGTCGAAATAAGTTCCGTCGCTGGTTCTTTCGCGCGGCAAAGCAAGCTCTTAGCAAGTCCGGACGTATCCGTGTACATGGGACTGTTCTGCACGAAGATTCTCTCCTTAACAGGCTTCGAAAAAACAACACCTGGAAGCATTTGTTTTTCGCAGCTCACGCTGGCTTTGACGACTTTTCCAATCTCCTTTGGCCGGAACGGTGGTCAGAAGCGCAGCTTAGGGCCAGGCGGCAGGAACTTATCGAAGATGGTGATGCAGCGGGCTATTCGCAAGAGTTCTTAAACAACCCTCTCGATCACTCGGATGCGTTTCTTAAGATTGCAGACTTTCTTCCCATGAAGGAAGATGACTTCGATGCGGATAAGATTATCTGCGCGGCTGCAGATTTTGCAGTTTCGCGAGCTGACAAGGCCAATCGAACTGCTTTTGTCGTGGGCGGAAAGGATTTGAATAATATCCTCCACCACCTCGATGTACGTAAGGGGCGTTGGGACACAGTCGAGTGGATTGACGAAATGTTTTCTATTCAGTCTCGCTGGAATCCCGACATCTTCTGGGTGGAGGATGGAGTAATCTGGAAATCTGTCCGCCCGATGGTAATGAGAGAAATGCAGGTCCGTGACATAAGGATCAATTTTGAAGCTATTTTACCTATCAAAGACAAAGGAACTCGTGGCAGATCCTACCAGCGCCGTATGCGCGCAGGACAGTGTAGGTTCGATAAAAAAGCTGAGTGGTACGCCGACTTCGAGCAGGAAAATCTGCGCTTTACTGGCACCGCCCAAGCAACTCTTGACGACCAGTTTGACGCAGCAGCACTACTCAGTCGAGGCTTCGACGACCTTGCACAGGTTGAGCCAGAAGATTTCTACGACGAGGAAGAGTGGGAACTAGATCGTGGGTTTCATAATAGGCCAAGAGCTGCCGCCGACGGGCGGTCTATGGTCACAGGATATTAAATGTTTATTATTGAAAATCCCCTTACGCTGAATGCCAAGGCAATCACTTCCCCGAATCTGTGCGAGCTGCTAGATGACGAGGACTTGAAACGTATTGGAGAAGAGTGCTTTGAAGGCTACACGCGGGACGAGCGGTCGCGAGATACTTGGATGAAGCGCAACGAGGCGGGCATGGACTTGGCCTTGCAGATTCAAAAGGACAAGTCCTTCCCCTGGCCGGGATGCTCAAACGTAGCCTTTCCGCTCGTAACTATTGCCGCGATGCAGTTTCATGCGCGTGCCTACCCTGCTATTGTGAACGGGACTGATATTGTCAAGTGCGCTGTATTCGGGGAAGACCCGGAAGGCCAGTTAACTGCGCGCTCCAATCGTATCTCAGCTCACATGAGCTGGCAGTTGCTTTATCAAGATAAAACCTGGGAGGAACAGGAAGATAAGGCGATCTTGAATCTAAGCATCATTGGGACTAATTTTAAGAAGTCTTATTATTCCGCTTCCCTCAAGCACAATGTGTCCGAGCTGGTGCTGGCGAAAGACTTAGTGCTGGATTACTGGAGCAAGTCCGTCGAGGACTCCCCGCGTAAGACCCACAAGCTGCCAATGTTTAGGAACGAGGTGCATGAGAAAGTCATGCGTGGAGTGTTCAGGGACGTGACTGAAGAGTCCTGGTATAACGCTGCACCTGCGCCAGCAAGGGATATTCAACGGATCAATCAAGATAATCGGCAGGGAATTAACGCGCCTCAATCCGATGATACGACCTCTCTCCTATTCCTTGAGCAGCATTGTAACATGGACTTGGATGGGGATGGGTACGCAGAACCTTATATCATCACCTTTGAATCTACTTCTAAGTGCGTGTGCAGAATCGTCACACGCTTCGATCGGGAAGAGGATATTGAGCGCGTAGCTAGCGGCCCGAACAAAGGAAAGATTATCCGTATCACTGCAATGGAATACTTCACAAAGAAGACTTTTATTCCCAGTCCTGATGGAGGTATCTATGACATCGGATTTGGTGTATTCCTTGGGCCCCTCAACGAAGCTGTCAATTCTTTGGTTAACATGCTACTTGACTCCGGTACGATGCAGACTACTGGAGGGGGCTTCCTCGGGCGGGGAGCAAAGATTCGTGGTGGTACAACTACACTGGCGCCGTTTGAATGGAAGCGAGTTGACTCGACTGGCGACGACCTACGTAAGTCAATCTTTCCCCTTCCCATCAACGCGCCCTCGGATGTTCTGTTTCAACTCTTGAGTCTTCTGATCAATTACACTTCACGTATCAGTGGAACTACAGATGTCATGGTCGGGGAAAATCCCGGCCAAAATACTCCTGCTAGCTCTATGCAAACAATGGTGGAGATGGGGCAGAAAATCTACACGGCCATCTTCAAGCGGCTGTGGAGGTCTTCGAAAGAGGAGTTCGCAAAGCTGTATAAGTTAAACGGAATCTTTCTCCCGCTGGATGCGAATCAACCCGGCGGAGCTACGAGAGCCGACTATCAAGGCCCTGCGGACAATCTATCCCCCGTTGCTGACCCGAACGTGACGAGTGACTCCATGCGGTTGCAGATGGCCGGTGCGCTGAAGCAAGCATCTATGACCACGCCTGGATATAATAAAGACGAGGTGGAAATCCGTTATCTTAAAGCCTTGCGGGTTGACGGAATCCAGACGGTCTTTCCGGGAACTCAAGGCCAGCCGCCACAGAAGGATCCGAAACTGGCGATTGAAGAAGCTAAGATTGCAGGACGTGCGCAAGAACAGCAAGTGGCCTTGCAAGCTGAAATGCAACGCTTTGCAATCGAACTGCAAGAAGAACAGCGCGTCAATAATGCTAAGATTATGCAGTTGACTGCCCAAGCTCAGAACGAAGCAGCATCGGCACAGACCGAGGCTTCTTACGCACAGGTTGCAATCATCAATGCGCAGATTTCGCAAGCGAAGTTGGAAAATGAACGGCTGAATTCGCAGATTGAGCACATGCTGGCGGCGCTGAAGCTCCGCACAGATTACGACAAAGCAGAGAAATCAAAGGAGACTAAATGAGAACGATGACGGAAGCAGAGTTTAATGAATGGAAATCGCATCCAGGCACACTGGCTGTGATGGAAATCCTCTCGAACAAGCGGGACGAAATGCGCCGAGCTTGGGAGGGAGGTAGCTTTACCGACTACGATCAAACCACTATGGCTCTGATCAATGTCGGTAATATCGGGACTTGCAAAGGGTACGCCTTTGTACAGGACCTTGATTATGAAGCGTACCTAGGAGAGTGTGATGACGGAGAATAAGTCTGGGCTTGACCCCAGAGGAGTAGCGGTTTTGATTGAACTCTACGAACCCGAACGTAAAGGCGCGCAGATCGTACTGCCGGATTCGGTACAAGGACGCTTGAGCATGGTGGACAATCGCGCAGTTGTAGTGGCGATCGGGCCGAGTGCTTGGCATGATGAGCCAAGTCCTCGTGCAGCTGTAGGTGAAAAGGTCCTTGTGACTAAGTTTGCCGGTTTCATGGCCAAGGGGCCGCTTGATGGTAAGATGTATCGCCTGGTCAATGACCGGGATATTTTCTGTGCCATTACCGATGAGGAGGCAAGTCATGTCTGAGCAAGAAACTCTAGTCGAAAGTTCTGCTCCTCCTGAAGTTCAGGCGCAAGCCGAGAAAATGGGCTGGATTCCCCCGTCTCGTTTCAAGGGCCAACCGGAGAAATTCGTTGACGCGGATCTTTATATCGAACGCGGTGAAACTGTTTTACCCATCGTTCGTGAGCAAAACAAGCGACTCCATAATGAACTTGATGCTCTGCGTGCTGAGTCTGCCAAGACTACAGCAGCCCTCCGCGCCGCTCAAACTGCCATTGACCAAATTGAAGAGCGCCACACGGTTGAAACGCAAAAGGCAGTAGAGCAAGCTCGTCGTCAAGTGAAGGCCCAGCTAGCAGCGGCTTCCGAGGCAGGCGATCATGAAGGCGTAGCAGAGCTGGCCGATCAATTGACCCAGTTGAACGTGGCAGTTCCTACGACTAAGCCTGTAGAAGCGCCACCACCTCCGAGAACATTTACGCCTGACCCAGAATTGGTCGCGTGGAATGAAGAGAATCCTTGGTTCGGACAGAACAAACGGAAAACCTCGCTGGCTCTGGGCATTGCTCAGGAACTGCGGGACAACGGAGAAACTAGCACAGGGCGGCAGTTTTTCGAGAAAGTCGCAGCAGAAGTTGCGAAGGAACTTGGGGAGCAATCTCCTCGTGGAGATAAGGTAGAAGGGGCTAGAGGCGGTGTTGAAGGTGATAGCCGTTCCTCCGGGCGTAAAGGGTACAATTCCCTTCCTGCTGATGCGAAGCAAGCTTGCGACGCTGAGGCCCGTCGATTCGTCGGCGAGGGGAAAAAGTACAAAAATATTGCCGACTGGCGTAGTCGTTACGCTGAGATATATTACGGAGCTTAATCATGGAAATCAAATCAATTAACCCAGCTTCTACTGCAGATGGAAAATCTTCCTCGGAGCGGAAGCGCATCCCAATGTCGGTGCCAGTTCAGCGGCTCGAAACCGCTGATATTCCTGGCTATCATCTTCATTGGTTTACCTCGTCCCCCGAGCGGCTTCAACGAGCCCTTGATGGCGGGTATGAGTTCGTAGATGAACGTGAGATGAAGATTAATAACGTTTCCCTTGGCGGCGATAGCGCAGTCAGTGGAAATGCTGACATGGGTTCCAGAGTAAGTGTTGTCTCCGGACAAGAGATAGGTAAGGACGGCCAGCCAACTCGACTGATTCTGATGAAGATCCGGCAAGAGTGGTGGGACGAGGACCAGAAACAGGTCGAGGCTAGGAACACGAAAGTGCGAGATTCACTTCTTGGCGGAATGATTGGAGCTGAACACGATCAACGTGGAGACGCCCAACACCGCTATGTGGACAAGACACGAACGCAGATTCCAGAGTTTTTCAAACCCAAGCGTAAAAGCGCTTAACCAACGGAGATCTTGACATGGCAAATGCAAATCGTCCGGCGGGGTTTATTCCTGTTCAGTACCTAAACGGTGCTCCTTGGAATGGCCAAGCTCGGATTTATTCTATCGCGGCGGCTTACGCTACCGCGCTTTACATCGGTGACCCGGTAAAGTCCAGTGGGACTGCCAACGCTGATGGTGTTCCAGGCATCGTTCTGGGCGGTGCAACCGGCGGGCTGCGCGGTGTGATTGTTGGCCTAGGTACGCAGGAGGGTCTTATGGCCAATCCTGGAAACCTAGACGTTACATACCGTCCAGGTGCTGCAACGGCAAAAGACTGGTACGCAATGGTCGTAGATGACCCGAACGTACTGTTCGAAATCCAAGAGACGGCTAATACTGTCCAGCTTGCTGCGGCAGACATTGGCTTGAATACTGTTCCAGTTGCTGCAGCTGGCAATGGTTTCACTTCCGGATGGCAACTTGCCTCCGCAACTGACGCGATTCCTGCAGTAACTGCGACTCTTCAGCTCAAGCTGATGGGCCTGGTTCGTCGTCAGCAAAACGCGTTTGGCGCTTACGCCAAGCATCTGGTTCAAATCAACGTTCATGAGCTTGCCCACGGCACAGGCTCGCTAGGGGTATAACATGGCTGGCGGCGTTATCAATACAGGCTCGCATCCTAAACTGCTCTGGCCCGGCGTCTTTACGACCTGGGGTCAAATCTACGATCAGCACGCGAAGGAGTACACTGACTTGTACGACATTCGCACGTCTGATAAGGCTTACGAACAGGGCGTGCAAGTCACCCCGTTCGGCCTCGCTCCTGTCAAGGGCCAAGGTGCTCCGGTCACTTACGACTCGGAGATCCAGGGTGTTGTTTCAACCTACACCCATATCGCCTACGCTCTCGGCTTTATCGTAACCTTCGAAGAACTGCGTGATAACCAGTACAAAGAAGTTGCGACTCGCCGCGCAGAAGCAAATGCGTTCTCGATGAACCAGACAGTGGAAAACATTGCTGCATTCCCGTACAACAACGCTTTCGCCACGACGTACTTCGCTACGGCTGACGGCGCCTCGCTTGTCTCGACTGCCCACGTGAATGCTACTGGTGGTACGTTTAGTAACGCGCTGTCCCCTGCAGCTGACTTGTCGGAAGCTGCCCTGGAAGACTTGACCATTCAGATCATGGGTGCGCAGAATGATACTGGCTTGCTGATCAACATCATGCCAGAATCGCTGCATATCTCCCGGCAGGAATGGTACAATGCGAACCGGATTCTGCAGTCTGTGCTGCAATCCGGCGGAGCAAATAATGACATCAACGTGCTGAAGGCTACTAATGCTTTCCCCAAAGGCATCAAGATGAATCATTATTTCAACTCTCCGCATGCTTGGTTCATTCGCACGAATGCGCCTAATGGTATGACCTTCTTCTGGCGCGATGAGCCGATGTTCGATCAGGACAACGACTTTGATACCAAGAATGCAAAGGCTGCGAGCTACATGCGCCTAAGCGTGGGTTGTACTGATCCGCGTGGTATCTACGGTAGCGATGGCCCCTAAACCTTAGCTAATGTTCGTGTGGATTATTTTACCATAAACCACGCGAACATTGTCAAAGGCTTAGTTTATAGCGTACTGGCGCTTTCCAGTAATTAGGGCTCCAAGGAGCGTTAATCAACCAGGGTTTCGGCCCTTAGGAGAACCATATGGGTATTTCAATTGATGCAGATAAGGTAGACGACCTCCGAAAGTTGTCGGCGTTCTTTGAGTTTATCTCAAATCCGCAGGCGTATAAGGACTTTCTTAGCGAAGCCAAAGCCGTGTTAGGGACAATGGATAAAACCATTACTGCGCACACGACTGTAGAAAAGGCGGAGGAGTACTTGGCCCTTGCGCAGCGGAAGGTTGCAGAAGTAAATCTGGCCGTGGAAGAGCATAATAAGAAAGTTGCAGCGGATAAGCAAGCGGCGGAAACTTTACTTGAGCAAGAGCGGGCTGCTTTGCAAGCAGGCGAAAGTCGTCTAGCGGAAGAAAAGATTGCTTTTGCAAAGATGTCAGAGGAGTTGAAGGTTGCACAGAAAGCTGCAGAAGATTTTGCTAAGTCTTTAACTGCTCGCGAAAGTGTTTTGACGGCTAAGGAAACTCAGTATGCTGTGCGTCTCCAGGCGATGGAGACCAAGCAAGCAAAACTGACGGAGTTGCTGAAATGAGCAAGAGCAACACCTTTGAGAACTCGTTGCTCTTGTTGTTATTTAACAACACGGCAATTACAGATATTGGTGACGCAGGCGGTCTTCGAGCGACGGTAACTCCGGGGTCTTTATACTTTGCCTTGCACACAGCTGATCCAGGGGAAGCAGGCAGTGCTGTTACTTCGGAAACTGCGTACACAGGCTATGCACGTGTAGCTGTAGCCAGGTCCAGCGCCGGTTTTACAGTTACGGGTAGCAGCGTTAGTCCTGCTGCTAATGTAGATTTCGGAGAGTGCAGTGCTTCCCCAGGTGGCCCTATTACGCACTCTAGTATTGTTAATACAGCCTCTGGCGCAGGGGTAATTTTGTACAGTGGAGCAGTTACGCCAAACATTACTATGGCGGTAGGTGTGATTCCTCGTATTAAGATGACTAGTACAGTTACCGAAGACTAATCATGACCACCGCAACCCTTTACTTTGTCAGTAGCGTTTCGGGCAATGTCTCGACGCCTGACAATGCACTGGGCGCGGCTGATGGCGTATTTACCACTGATGCCAATGCCACCGTAAGCTGGACGCACCGCTGGCGGCTCGGTACCGTCTCCAGCGCAGCGCCTACGGGCACCCAAAGCCTCACACTGGTGATGCGCAAGGGTACCAACACGGGCAACCCCACGGTATCCAGCGTGACGCTGTACCAGGGCGGGGCCTCACTGGGCGCGCTCACGCTGTTCAGCGGCTCAACCACCATCGACAGCACCACCGGGCAGGAGCTGGTGTACCAGTTTGACGGTTCGTTGCTGGCCGACATGGTGGACGTGGACATCGAGATTGCTACAGCGGGCACCGGCGGCGCGCCCGCCAATAAAAATGCCGCATCGATTGACGCTGGCGTCTGGGCGGCAAACTACGATATAGTTCTGAATTATCAAAGTGGAGATTTAAGTTCTACTGGTTTAAGTGAAGCTACTTCTGTAAGTGGCGCTACTGTAAATAGCGTAAGCGAATCCACAGGCGCTGCAACTGCTATGCTCATAGCTGCAGCTTTTGTTACCGCCCTCAGCACAAGCATTGCAACCAGTGAAGCAACTTTTACTGGCGGTTTTATCTATGCGGGGGAGATGTCTTCCGCTAGCGCGGCAACAAGCGAAAAGCAGTCTACAACAATCTTCGCCGGGGGATTGTCTGCAAGTGGTATAGGTGAGGGGACTTTCATCACCTCCGCCCCTTTTGCAGGGGTTACTAGTAGCACAGGACTTAGTGAAGCGTTGTTCGAGGGGGAAGTTGTTGGCGGCGCTACTACTGTAGAAACAAATCTATCTATTATTGCAACCAGCAGCACGGTCTTTCTTATTCAGAACATCGGCACCCAAGAGGTGGCTAATATCCACGGAGTTTCGCGGCAAAATTATCCTGGCATTGAACAGCCGAGAATACTAGAAGCCTCCATTTCTTACATTGACACTGTTTCTTAAACAAGGAGTTCTCATGCATCCGATTAAATTTTCCTACACGCCCGCAGCTACAACAGCTGCAGGGTTGGCTGATGACATTGCTTACGCAGCCCCCGGCTACGCTTTAACGGCCAATGACGCAGGTGATGGGTTGGCCCACATTATCAGTATTTTAGGGAATGCGGTGACAGACCATAGCGGGAAGACCTTCACTATCAGTGGAACTGATGCGGATGGAATTCTTCAGTCCGAAGCAATTGCCGGCCCAAATGGAGTTGCTACAGTAACTACGACAAAGTATTTCCTGACCGTAACCTCCGTCACAGTCTCTGCTACGACTGGTGCGGATACCTTTGACATTGGCTTTACAGCAGTCGCCGTCTGCCCGAGCTTTCTGCTAAACCGGAGGCAGGACGATTTTCAAGTTTCTCTTGGCGTAGCAATAACTGGGACGATTAACTTCACTGTCCAGCATTGTTTTGATGCACAGCATGTTACGGCCCCCTCGACCTTAACTTGGTGGCCTCATTCAAGTCTCGTAAGCAAGACCGTTTCAGCGGACGGTAATTATGCCTTTCCCGTTACAGCAACGCGATTGTTAATTAATTCTGTAACGGCAGGTGCTACCGTAGTATTCTTCGTGGTGCAAGGGAAGTAATCATGACCGCGCCTAATGACAACACGCCAGTCTCCATCATCAATGATGCGTACTTTGACGCGGGCCTAACCCAAGAGGGACAGGTTCCTAACTCCGAGCAGATTGTCATGGGGATGCGGAAGTTGACGGATATTATCAATCTTTTTCAAACGCAGGGATTAAAGCTTTGGCTAATGGAGGATTTGCTCGTCCCCCTCACAGCAGGGACTGGAACTTACACTCTCGGCCCTGCGGGATCTATGACTATGGTCAAGCCTACACGTGTGATTGATGCGTACTATACAGACGTCAACAACATTCGTAGGCCACTGACTCCGCTTGCCTGGAGTGAGTACGTTCGTTTGAGTCAGGTCACCCAAACAGGCCAGATCAATTCTTACTTCGTAGACAAGCAGCAGACTCAGTTAAGCGTACTCTTCTGGCCGCTCCCGGACGCAGTTGCAGCTACGGGGCAAGCTCACTTAGTTTTGCAGAAGCAAGCTACTAACTTTATTACCCTGACGGAGACGATGAACTTCCCCGTCGAGTGGAGGATTGCCCTACGTTGGGCCTTGGCCGATGAATTAGCGACGGGTCAGCCTCAGGCTATCATGGACAGATGCCAGGCTCGTGCGATCTCCTACCGGACGATGCTGGAAGACTGGGACGTCGAGGACGCGCCAACTCGGTTCGCTCCGGATTCTCGTAGTCAGTATGCAACTGGAGCCTTTAGATAATGGCACAAGCACAGTCTGTTGCTATTCCGCAACGTCTTCCCCTAGTAGTCGAGCCCGCTAACCGGGATGAGACCTCGCTGAAAGATGCGAAGTTACTCAATGGTTATGTAGAGTTTAACGAAAAAGAAGAAGAGTACTGGGTGTATAAGCGCCCAGGAATGCTGCAGTATGGCATTACGCATTCTGGTATAGGCCTGGGTGTGTACAATTGGCAAGGGCATATTTATTCGATCTTCGGAAATAAGCTTTACAAAGACGACGTAGAGATCGGAACAGTTGACTCTGCAAATGGAGTTTATCAGTGGTCACAGTCTCTAGGGGAGACGCCTCGGCTTCAGCTTGGGAATGGAGCCTTTGCATATAACTGGGATGGGACTGATCTTACCGAAATCACCGTGCTGGCTACGATTACAGCAGGAGACTTTATCACCGGAGTTGAGTACACTATTCTAGTTCCGGGGACGACAAACTTTACCTTGATCGGAGCAGCTAACAACAATGTTGGAACAGTCTTCACGGCCACAGGCCCGGGAACAGGTGATGGTACAGCGACCACTGAGGGGAATTTCCCGGACGATTTTGTTAAGGGTTGGGCTTACCTTGACGGGACTACTTATGTCATGGGCACTGACGCTTATATTCATGGTTCTGATACTATAGTCGGGATGAACCGCCCGGATCTGTGGACGGACTTGCTAAATACCCTTGGCGCGCAGATCGAACCTGACCAAGGGGTCTGCCTAGCTAAACAATTAGTTTACGTCCTGGCCTTGAAAGAATGGTCAACGGAAGTTTTCTACGACGCGCAAAATCCTATCGGAGCCAGTCCTCTTGGGCCTGTACAAGGTGCAAAGATTAACTACGGTTGCGTCAGCGCTGACACTGTGCAAGAAATTGATGGCGTTCTTCTCTGGCTTGCTACGAATCGTTCTTCCGCTGCTCAAGTTATTATTGTCGAGAACCTCAAGCCAACGGTAATATCAACAAAGCCGATTGAACGATTGCTTGGGGAGGCGGACTTCACCGCCCTTGCCTCCTTCGGCATGAAGTACGAAGGGCATAGATTTTACGGCCTGACGCTGAAAAACGATAACATCACACTTGTTTATGATATGACAGATAAGATGTGGAGTCAGTGGACAGACCCGGCAGGGAATTACTTTCCGATTATTGCTAGCAGCTATTTGCCGGGGGCGGGTAGAGTTCTCCAGCACGAAACAAATGGAAAGTTGTATAGATTCGATTCTGATTACACTTCCGATGACGGAGAGTTGATAACTTTTGATCTATATACACCTAACTTTGACGGGGGAGTTCGCAGACGAAAGCAGGTTACTATGATGGAGTTCGTAGGAGATCGTGCGTCTGGGAGTGTTCTGCAAGTTCGCTTTAACGACTTTGACTACATCGCGGATAAGTGGACTAATTTTCGCCTTGTTGATATGAATGTGATGAAGGCTACTTTGACGAACTGTGGCACGTTCCTTCGTAGGGCGACGCATATTCGTCACGCTTGCGATACACGGTTGCGTATCCAGGCGATTGAATTGCAACTAGACATTGGAACGCTCTGATGGCTACGACTAAGTTTCAGCCGCCACCAACCTACGCAATGCCTGTGATTGAGGATGCGCGTACAAAGAAACTTTTGTTTAATCCCATCTGGTTGAAGTGGTTTTTGGACCTGAGTCAAAATCTTGGCGTGACCGGGGCAGCGTCCGGAAGTGTCAGTAGCATTACGGCAGGGCCGGGACTAGCTGGAGGGGTCATTACAAACGTAGGTACGATCAGTCTCAAGTCGGTCGGCACTGCAGGGACTTACGGAACGGTTACAACGAATCAGTATGGTCAGGTAGTTTCAGGAACAGCTGAAGCGGTCGGGCTGAGTTTAACGATTACTACAGCGAAGCTGACGACAGCTGGCGCTGATGGTAGTATGACATTTACAAATGGTAGACTTACGGCGCAGACCGCCGCGACTTAAGGAATTTAAAAATGGTGACAACTTTAATTGAGCGCAGAAACTTAACTGAAGATCATGCAACCAGAATTGCTTTACTGGAGCAAGGTATGGAAAATTTAGCGATCGAACTTCGAGGCATTAATGGAAATATCAGTAAACTAATCTGGATTGCTGTTACTGCCGTTAGCCTGGCTATTGCTAGGTTTATAATCAGTGGTGGCTTGGCTATTTAATTAGGAGAATGTTATGGCAGCAAACTATGGACCTAGTTCAGGATATGACAGTGGCGGTTGGGGAAGTGGCTCAGGACTTAGTACCGGGGGAAGCGGTCTAGGATTTAGTAGTGGAGGAAGTGGCCTGGGGCTTAGCAGTGGTGGCTACGCGGGCCCGGGTGCGGACTATAGCTTAAACTCAGACTCGGGTTACGGTAGTTTTAGTAGCCCCGATTACAGCTTGGGTTCTGGTACGACACAAGGCTTGAAAGTTGGTTATGATTTTAGCCCCGGTTATAGGTTCAATACAGGAACAGACTACGGGCTTAGCCCTGGCAGCTACGACATAGGAGGCGGACTTGGTTACGGACTTGATTACGGGTCGACGCTTGGTCCTGACTTTGGTACAAACGACTGGGGGCTAGATTATGGGCAACTTTCCAGGGCGCAGATGGGGGGGCTTGGTTTAAATGTAGCTCCTAATCCTAACTTCGGGCCTATGGGCTTTGATCAGCCTTTAGGAGTATCCGCGGGGCGAACTCCTTTGTCTATGCGAGAGGAACCAGGGTTTTACGGGTCTAAGGCACATAAAGCTTTAAGTTTCATTGCCCAGTTCAATCCTGTGACAGCTGCTGCTAGTGGACTCTACGGAGTCTTTGGAGCGCCGGATCAAAAGACTGCAATGGGGGCAGCTCTTGGAATGGTACCAGGCCCTGCAGGCATGCTTGGAAGAGCTGCGTATGGGGCTTATAATTCACCTGACCCCGGTGGGTATCTTGGTACACAAGCAGCAGGAACTCTTGGCGGCATGGTCGGAAGTGCAATCGGCGGAGGCATCGCGGGACAGGCCGGAGCTCAACTAGGCGGGCAGCTCGGGGCGGAAGGACTTGGGGGACTGGCAGCAACCGAGGCTGCGCGTGCATATAAGGCGCGCCAAGATGCAGGTATTTACGGCTCCGGAAGTCCTGTTGAGGCTGGCCGTGCACAGGCACAGGCAAGCATGGCTAGAGAAGCTTCTCAGCAAGCCTACGGCGGCGGCAGTGGGCGACCTGCTGAACGTGACTGGGTAGATACAGCTCTTAAGGTCGGATCAGGTCTCTACGGCATGTACCAAGGGAACAAGCAGCAGCAGCAAGCTCAGCAGGCGATTGCAGGTTCTGCTCCTTGGACAGCCCAGGGTGGAAATGCAATGGCAGGAGAGGAATTGCAGCGAGTCATACGCGGCGATCTAGCAAACGATCCCGGGTTTAAGCTAGCGCAGCTAAGTGCAGCTCGGGCAGGTGCGCAGCAGCCCGGCGGATTCGCTGCGTCAGCGGCGGCAAATGCAGCGTTGAGGTATCAGATGGAACGAATGCAGGCGCTAGGAGCTCCGGCAGGTGTAGGGTTTAATCCGGCCGCAGGGTATCAGACAGCTCAGCAAGGAACGCAGCAGGGGATTAATACATTCAAAACTGGAATTAGTGGAATTGCAGCAGGTATGACAAGTCCTACAGCAGGCACTGGCATGAACACTATGCCACCTTGGTTGCAGCAGTACTTGATCAACAACAACATGAGGAGTTAATATGGAGCTGGACCCTGCAGTCTTAGGCATTCACGCCCAAGAAGAGGCCAACCGGAGAAGTCTGGCGGCAGGCCTCAGTGCGCAGAAGACTATTGGTGAGATCGCGGCGCAGCCAGTGGATATGGCGTATAAGCAATCTCTGACCCGCGTACACACAGCAGACGCGGATAAATCAGAAGAAGCTGCAAGGGCAGCTAAGGCCTCGAGGGATCTGCAACTTCAGTTTCTTACTGCCCGCCAAGAAGAGCAGGCTCGTCGCCAGTTATCCGAAGCCGCTGCGAAGCAAGGAAAGATTGCTACTGTAGGTGACTTACCTCCCGGCGGATCTATCGTAAAGGCTTCTCAAGCAGATGAGCTGGAAGCGTTTGCGAATTACGCCAGCAAGACCATGCCCCCAATGGAGCTGGCTAAACTGCGCGGGGATATTGCAGAGATCAAGCGGAAAGAAGCTGCAGAGGCGGCTTCGCTCGCAGCTGCCGGGGTTAACGAACATAAGCAACAGGTAGCACAGTTTGAACAAATTGGCAACATCGCAGGAGCTGCGGGGGCAAGTGAAGCAAACTACCGTGCGATCATGATGTCTCCACAGCGCCAGCTGCTTCCGAAAGAGCTGACAGGGAACTGGCGGATGGATGCCCCAGTTTTGAAGGCAATTGAGCAAGCTAGCCAAGACTCGATTAAACGGGCGAACTTGCAGCGGCAACAGGTCGACACAGAAGCACGACGGCGACTGGCCAATGCAAGGATGTCGGAATCTGCCGCACGAATAAAGAATTTGGAGATAACAGGAAAGACACTTGAGCGGGACTACAAACAGCAGACGAAAGCGTACGGGAAGTATAGCCGTGAGGCCCTGGAAGCTAAGCAGCTCACGGCAGAGAATAAGAAGAGCTTGATTGCCGCTCGTAATGTAAAGAACTTTCCACCCGCTCCCCTTGATCCGGAAGGAAGGGAGTTCGAGACGGTTTACACGGCCAGGGACGGAAAGACCCGCGCGACGTGGTCATTTGACCCGGCGACTGGCAAGGGCGTATGGATGCCTTACACGGACACCAGCTTCGGCGAAGAGGCCCCTGAAGATGCAGACCTTATGGCAGAAGAAGAGGAAGAATAATGGCGACCTATTTGGACGAATCTTTTATGACAGGCGGGACTCCGGAGACTGCCACGACGCCAGCGAAGCCCATGCGAGGCGCGCTGACGGAATACTTCATGACCGGAGCGCCGGAGGTTGTGGAATCGCCGAGCCTGTGGGAACGTTTCACCGCTTCGCAAGACCGCGGAATGGAAGTCTTGCAACGGCCCGCGACTCCCGAGCTGTGGGGAGGCGAGGCTAGGGGACAGGCGGCGCAGCCGGATCTGAAGTCGAAGCGCGGACTGGACCAGTTCGGGCAAGAAGTCAAGGCCTTGTCGAATATGCTTGTGGGACTTCCGGGAGGGCTTGCCGGCGTGGGCATGGATATAGGCTCGCGGATTAGTTCCTTGGCCATTGGGGAAGATCCGAAAGCGGCAGGCCTCCGTGCCAGAGCTACGGCGGAAAATACAAACGAACTCTGGACGAAGATTACAGGGGCACTAGGACTGCATCAGGAAGCTCCAGGGTCAAACATTGAAGCCTTGATGGGCAAAGGCATGGAAGTAACGGACGTTTGGGGAGAGCAGGCTGAAGCAGAAACTGGTGGTGTGGTGACGAAGGAAACCGTGCAATCTGTCCGTGACACGATTCTGAATTCCCTGGGGCTTAGAGGCCTCCGCATGGCAGGCGTGGCGAAGGGCCGTGCGCCTAAGCCGGGGCAAGGAACAGCAGATGCACTGAGTGCTGATGCGGCAATCCGTCAGTCAAAGGCTCGGGTAGCAGAGACTGCTGCAGCGAAGGTCATGGAAGAAGTTGCGGCGGGGACTGCTAAGGCAGAAACCGTTGCGAAAGTTACGGAAGAAGCGCTGAAAAACAGATCGCCACTAGAGGAAGCTTGGGCAGGAAAGAAGCTGAAGACGGAGGCTGAAGCAAGCCCTGCGTGGGACGCGATGGTTAAGGGACTGGTGGAGCCAGAGCCCATGCCGGCGCCACAGGGGCCTGGGCTGACTCCCAAGACTCGGCTGGCGGAGCCGACGGTGCTAGGTAAAGGACCTGATCCTATCGTCACAGGTATGGATAAACTGCGGAAGGGACTGCTTCTTAGCAACGCGGAAGCGAAAGCGATTCGTCGCCTCGGGCAAGGTGAATCATTGCTCGCAGTCGAACCTGTCGCACCGCCTCGGGCTACGTTTGGGGAGCGGCTAGCTGCTCCATTGCCCCCACGTGGGCCAGGAGTAGTGCCAAAAACTCGTATGACAGAAGGCGTCTCGATAGCAAAGGAGGCTCCGGTTCCTGTAGTTGAGTTGCATGGGGTAGTGGAGAGACTGGTAGATTCGGGCGTAGCGAAGTTGCAACGAGGAGAACTGGTCTCCGCCGCAGAAGCCAAGGCTATCCGTGCGCTTAAGCCACTGCCAGAACAAGGCGTAATCGTCGGCCCGAACGGAAAACCATACTTCCAGCGTGGCCGGGTTGACCCGGCGTTGTTGAAGGTTCTAGGACTCATGGGCGTCGGAGCTGTTGCGGGGACGGCGCTTTATAACTGGTGGCAAAGTTCGGGTGGATTATCGGAGGATAATGCAAACGAATTAAAGGCTCCAGGCATCTCAACCGAACAGGCCGCAACCCTTGCCGCCGGACTCATGGGAGCAACTGTGTTACGGAAAGCACCTACGATTTTTGATAAGATGTCTACGTCCGAGCTAGTCTCCGCAATGAAGGCAGGCGGGAAGGAAGCGGAGGGCGCAGCCAGAGCTATCCATGACGAGACTCGCTCTCGCTTGGAACGTAGCCTGTACACCTACGAAGGGAAGATTGACGTTGAGAGCGTAGTGCAGGAGACTTACGCCAAGGCTTTCGAAGCGATGGCGAAGGGAGAGTTCCGCGGAGACGCGAAGCCCTACACGTTCCTTCACGCAGTGGCTCATAACTTGGCAAAAAATGCTGCTCGGGATAAGAAAGTCACGCCCGAAGCCACGGCACGATCGCGTGTTGAAGGCCCTGAAGGAGAAGTGATTGACATTGCAGATACCTTGACGAGTGAGGCAACTCGGACGCCTGAGCAGCTTTTGCAGAACCAGCAGATGGTCGGAAAGATGCAGGCGGCGATTGATAAGCTTCCTGAGCAGCAACGCAATGTGTTTGAAATGGCAGAGATTGAAGGGCTCCCGTATGAAGACATTGCAGCACAGCTAGGTATTCCAATAGGGACTGTACGATCAACACTGAGTCGTGCGCGGGAAGGGCTGCAGAAGTCTCTGCAAGAGTATAAACCAGAATCTCAAAGTGGTAAGATTAACCAAGATCTGCTAGAGGCCGCAGGGCTGGCCGCGGGAGTCGCAGTCATCGGCGCAAATATGGCAGATGATGGTAGTAAAGGTGCACTTATCGGAGCACTGACAGGGCTGGTTGGAAAGGGTCTGTATGGTACTGGCCCTGGCCGAGCTGCTGTAATGCGTGGAACGACTAGGCTGATGGAAGTCCTTCCGGAGTTGCGCAGGGCTTCCAGGGAAATGGAGCTGGCGTCAAGTAAGGAAGTTGCAGCAGCTAGTGAAGCGATCTCCTCGCTTATCAAGCCCGCGAAGAAGCTTGCAAAGGAGCAGTATGCGAAGCTAGATGAAGCCTATACGACTTCGGATCCGAGTGCCTTGGCAGAAGTAATAAAGGGGAATTCGGAACTGGAGGTAGGATACTTAAAAGTACGCGAGTTTCTGAAGAAGACTGAAACGCAGTTGAAAGGGTTTGGCAGATTTAAGGAAGGAATTCCTGATTTTCTTCCCCTGATGGTGAAAGATTACAAAGGGCTGATGGAGGTTCTTGGCCGAGAAGTTAGGACAGGACTTGAAGATTATCTTAGCCGGGCAAATATGAAGTCGCTGAAGGAACGCGGGACAGGCCTGAATGAAGTTGAGAAGTCTTTGCTGGTAAATGACTACTTGATTCGTGACCCGGCAACCTCGTACCTTCCAGGCTTCGCCAAGCACCGGCGGCTGAAGATGACGAAGGAAATTCGTCCATTTTATCATAAGATGGAGGACGCGCTGATTCACTACGCTCATGCAGCAGTGGAGGATATTGCCGAAGCGAAGTTCTTCGGGAAGGATCTGCGGGTGTCCAAGCGAGACGGACAGTCCTACACTAATCTGGATAATTCCATTGGCGCCCTGACTCACCGGGCGATGGAAGAAGGGCGGATGACTCCTGAGCAGGCGGTGGAAGTACAAGCAGTTCTGCGCGCTCGTTTCGGCAAGGGAAAGCAGGCACCTAGCGGTTGGCTGCAGGATGTACGGAACGTCTCCGGCATCGGGCTGCTCGGCCAGATCGGATCTGGGTTGATCCAGACTTCAGAAGGGTTATTATCCACTTACCATCACGGCATTCGCCCGGCGGTGGAAGCCGCCGGAACGCTAATCGCTCGCAGGGGAATTAAGCCCTCCGAGTTCGGCTTGGCCAATCACGTTATTGAGGAAGTTATTGGCAAGCGCCCCTCAGGACAGGCGCTCAGTGCAGTTCTTAAGGCCAACCTGCTTGCTGCCCTGGACCAGCTTGGTATGGCACAGAACTTGACTGCTAGCTTTATCAAGAACAAGCGACTGGCTCAGACAGCCTCGGGCCAAGCGAAGCTGATGGAAAAGTGGAGCGCAGACTACGGCCCTGATATGCCTCAGCTTATTAAGGAGTTACAAAGCTCTACGACGAAGGCGCGGACTCCTCTGGTCGATTCGTTGCTGTACCAAGAACTATCCGACATCCGCCCGACTTCTCGGATGGAGGCGACTGAGCTATACAACGCCCACCCAAATGCTCGTCTGATGTACCATCTGAAACAGTTTATGCTGACCCAGGCGGATGTACTGTACAGGGACTCATATGCGAAGATTAAATCAGGCGACCCTAAAAAGGTAGCAGTTGGACTGAAAAACCTCGCCCTGTACTCCGCAGCTTTGTCCGTTGCGGTTGTACCTTCAGACGCGATTAAGAGTTGGCTTATGGGGCGGGGCCTTCAACTCGACAAGATCGATTATGTAGATAATTTTGTCAGGAACTTCGGCCTCAGTCGTTACATGGGAGAGAAGATCGCGCGTAGTAAAGATCCTGTTGCAGGGATGGCGGAGGCGGGGAGAGAGCTTGTCACACCTCCTGCGTACAGTGTCGGTAAGACGCTTGGGAAAGGAGTGAGTGACCCGAAAGAGCTGGTACCGTTAGTCCCGCTGGCCGGAAGGATTATTTATAACAGGGAATTCGGCGGGAATGAAAAGGCGGCCGCAAGGGAGAAAGCACAGGCTCGTATTGATCTTCGAAATGCAAGGGAGGCGCGTAATCCGGCGCTTAAGGCCGCCCGGCTTCACAAGGCAGAGCTGGCGAAGAAGAAAGCTGAACGTAAAGCAAGGAGTGCAAGATGACTGGACGCGCGGACTTTTGGGCGAGCGGAGACTGGAACGCCGTCTGCTATGAATGTGGCAGGAAGCGGAAGGCCTCTACGCTGAAGAGGAATTGGCAAGGGTACTACGTTTGCGCGGAGCATTGGGAGCCTCGGCAACCACAGGACTTTGTCAGGTCAGTCCCTGATGTTATTACACCTCCGTGGGCACAGCCGCCGAGTGATGTGTTTAAGCCATGGAATTATACTCCCCGATTCTTAGAAAATGTCAATCTTCGTGGCGGTATAGCTGCTTACATGGAAACTTATGCAGACTACTTTGCAGAAGACTATTTAGTTAATGTAGCTACCCCGGAGATTAGTTTAATATTTGATGCACAAAGACTGTTTAACGATTCCTTATTTGTGGAAGAAGAGTTGTTAAATATTAACTTTGTTAAATCTCTAGCCGAGTTTGTTACGGTAACTGAAACTGTAGCATTTATGCGCAAAAAAGACGTGACGGATACTCTTTCTTTAAGCGAGGCTGGATCTATCTGGAATTTAAATTATGTCGATCCGACCTATTTTGAGTCTGATTATGTTGGTGAGTTGTTGATAACTTTTTAAGGAGTTGAAATGAGAGATGATTTTAAGATTTTAGGTGCTGTAGCACTTACTTTGTGGGGGGCAGATGGAAAGCTAAAAGAGCGGCGTAAATTTAAAAACTTAGTTGTTTCAACTGGATTACAACTTGCCGCACAAGCATTAGGTAATGGAACAATTACTCCAATTACAGATGTAGCTGTTGGAACCGATGCGACTGCTCCTGTCCCCGGACAGACGGCATTGTTAGCAGAGCTTGAACGCACGGCTCTTATAGATACTGTCGTTACAGGTTCAATTATAACGTATACGACTACTTTTGGCCCAGGCATTGGTACTGGTGCACTTGTTGAAGCTGGGCTATTTAATGCCGCAATTGGAGGCATTATGCTGTCTCGGGTAACTTTTCCGGTTATTAATAAGGCAGCTAGTGACACACTTGGGGTTACCTGGACTCTTACGTTAGGAGCTTAAGCCATGACTATTATTGTTACACGAGCGGGGAAAGGAAGTCCTCTCACAAATACTGAGATGGATACGAATCTCATAAATCTTAACACTGGAAAAGTAGAAACAACCGGCAACGAAACCATTGCCGGCATAAAGACATTTACCAGCGCAATTGCCGGGGATATTACCGGCAATGCAGCAACAGCTACCACAGCTACCACAGCTACCACAGCAGAAGCCTGTACAGGTAACGCAGCAACAGCTACGTTTGCAAATGCATCGTCCGGTACGTTCCTTAAAGCCGACCCAACCGCCACCGCCTTCACTAAAACAGGCGCCGGAGCCGCCAGCATCAAAGCAGGCACCATCGTCGATGTAGCTGGCACCACTATCACATTCACCAGCGCTACCGCCATCACCATGCCTACGCTGACGGCAGGTACTGACTATGCTGTTTGGGTCACGCCTGCCGGGGCTGTGCAAGCTGTGGCCGACCCCTATAGCGCACCAGCTACGCCGCCAGTGACTGGTGCACGCAAAATTGGTGGATTCCATTATGGATTAGTAGCACCCGGTACAACCGTTGCTGGCGGCTCATTTGCCACCACTGGCAGCGGCATGATCTGGACGCAACCCAATGTGGATGCTATTGCGGGTATTGATGAGTTTAGTTTTTGGGATTTAAAGTTTCGCTGTGCTGGCGAGCAACGTGGCATGGCATTTGACCCCTATGCCAAGTGCTGGGCAGCTATTTACTGGTGCAGCTCAAATCACATTGCTAATGGCATTAGCGCCTACAACACCGACGTGGCCAGCGGCACAGTGTTGCCACGCATTCCATTGGCTTATGGCGGCAATGGCACTGCCGCGTATAACAATGGCAACTGGTGGACTTTTAACGAGATAGCTGCCTCATTCGGCCTGCGCCTGCCAACCGAGCGTGAGTTCATCAGTGCTGCTTACGGGGTGACAGAAAACCAGTCGCTAGGGGGAGCAAGCGTCACCATCCCGAGCACAGCAAGGCAAGCAGGCTATACCAGCCGCATTGGGCTTGAGCAGACAACAGGCCATATTTGGACTTGGGGTGCAGATAGTTCGACACGTTGGGACGGTGGTGCAACACCGTGGGCTTGGCGCAACGTTAACGGTGGCCGAGGTCAAGTTTATTTGTATGGCGACGTCAATCTGGTGCGGGTCTTGATGGGTGGCAGCCGCGGCAACGCTGCGTTCTCCGGCTCGCGGGCTGCCTACTGGAGCAACTATCCGTGGGCCTCGGGCTGGCTCATTGGCCTGCGCGCCTTCGGTGACCACTTGCTGCTTGTCTGAGGCGGCGCAAGCCGACGGGATTAAACAATGGATAAATCAGACCACACCGGCAAATCAGAGCCCAAAGTGACAATGGCAATCATTGAGCGCTTTGATGGCTTTGTGAACTACCTGTACCCCATGTTGACCAACACCAGCAGGCAGCACCGCGTGATGCGTGACACCTTGCTGGCAACCATGTTTCAACAGTACAGGTTGTTTCACGGTGCGGGAAAAAGCAACCAGGTGTCGCGCTTGTACGAAGCGGACGCTGGCATGGCTTATCTGAGAGAGCTTTTGCGCTTTATGGCAGGGCCTGACCGCAAGCTGGTGTCGCGTCGTCAATACGAGGTGGCCTCTGTCCATCTTGCAGAGACAGGTGCCATGCTTGGGGCTTGGATCAAGTCAGCGCAAAAGAGGTCGGGAGGGGGCTAAGTGGCAACCGCAACAACGCTGCGTTCTCCGGCTCTCGGGCTTCCAACTGGAACAACTATCCGTGGAACTCGAACTGGAACATTGGCTTGCGCGCCTTCGGTGATGATGAAATCAAAGGAATACGCACCTGGTGCTGCTACGGCGTCACCGGGCGACCTGAAGTTTTATGGTCAGCCTCGCCCGGCCTGCTTTGGCAAACACACTAAGAGGTTCAGAGAGCGGGGAGTAGGGCTTTGCCTGAAAGCCGCGCTGACATTTATGGGAACCAAACACAAAAACTTATTTGAGCAAATCACGGCACCAGATAACCTGTGGGCCGCTTACCGAAAAGCATCTTTGGGTAAGCGCCAAACCTTGGGTTATCTGATGTTTCGCCAGAATGAGGCGGCTAATCTGCATTATTTGCGCGAGTCTTTGGTAGATGGAAGCTACAGACCAGGGATGCCACGCACGTTCATGGTGTATGAGCCAAAGCAGCGCGAAATATCGGCTTTGCCGTTTCTTGACCGGGTTGCCCAGCACGCGTTGTGCGGCATCATTGAGCCGATATTTGACAAAATATTCATGCCACAAAGTTACGCATGTCGCATAGGGAGAGGCACCCATAAAGCCGCCATCACGGTGCAAGCCATGCTACGCAACGCCATCCGCGCCGGGCACGATCCATGGGTGCTTAAAACGGATTTCTCAAAATATTTTGCCAACATTGACCGCGCAGCCCTGCACACAGAATACCGGCGCAAACTGGCGTGCCGACCCACCCTGGCGTTGCTTGAGCAATTTATTCCGCCGCGGGGATTCGGGCTACCAATTGGCAGCCTGACAAGCCAGCTTAGCGCTAATTTGTACGGGCATATTTTTGACCGCTGGTTGGTGCATCAAGTTGGCATCAGCAGGTTTGCCAGATACATGGATGACGTGGTGGTGATTGGCTATAGCCGTGAAGCCATGGCGCTGCTGCAAGCTCAGGCTGAGAGTTTTGTGACGCAACACATGGGGCTGCATTTTTCGCGCTGGAGCTTGCAGCCATGGCAGCGCGGCGTGAACTTTTGTGGTTATCGGATATGGCCAACACACAAACTGCTGCGTCGCGCCAGTGTGGCCCGCGCCAAAACAAAACTGCGCCGCTTTCGTGAGACTGGCGACGTCGAGACACGAGACAAGTTTCTGGTCGCATGGCGCGGCCACGCTAAATGGGCCGATGCCCGAAATTTGATGACCTACATTGGAGCCACAACATGACTGATTACTACTACTACTCACCCCACACTGGAGAGCACATCGCCACCGATGCCCCCGCCGACTGGATGGGCCGTACCACCATTGCCCCGCCTAGCCATGATGCGACACAAAGCGCCGTATTTTTTGATGGCGCTTGGACTGTAGCAGAGGCTACGCCAGAGGCGAAACCAGTGCCAGCAGTGGTCACCATGCGCCAAGCACGGCTGACACTGTTGCAGGCCGGATTACTCGGCAGTGTGAGTGCGGCGATTGCTGCCATGCCGGGTGTAGAGGGCGAAGCAGCACGGATTGAGTGGGAATACGCGCAAGAAGTGCGCCGGGATAGTGGCTTGGTGCGGTTGCTGGTGGGTGGCCTTGGTTTGACAGATGCTGAGCTGGACGCGCTGTTTACTACGGGCGCTGAACTGTAATGTTCAACGCGCTGATCTGGCTTGACGTAACGCTGTGGCGCTGGGTTACGCGTGGCCGCTACCCGGTGGGCGAGACGGCATCAGCGGCGGCATGGCGTATTAAACTCCAAGGACGTAAACGTGGAGAAATAGCTGTATGGCTAATTGATACACTATTCAGACCATGGCAGGTTAATCACTGTGAAGATGCTTACAAATGGCAAGCACATATTTATATGAATACTTAATGCATTAGATACTTTTTAGTATGCAGGTTAATTAGTAATATTATGAGTATTGTCGTAAAGCTCTTATATATACGTTATCAACCCGACAAAGCAAAGTAAGTAAATATATTATGAGTTCAGAAACTGATGCACAACTTGTAGAACGAAGACTACATGATCTTCATGCGCAACATGCTACTGAGACAGATTTGGCTTTGCTACACCAGTGGAAAGAAACTGTTGAAGCGGATCTTAAGAAGACACAGCTTGCTATTCAAGTATTACAAGATGAGCGTACTCATGCTTTAAAATGGGGTATTGCTACATTGGGTGCTGCAGTACTAGCAATGGGTTCGTGGATGTGGTCTTATGTGACGACACATATTAAATGAGTAGGCTATTCAGTTCTATTAAAGTATTTCAAGCATTACTTGTACTATTTGTAATTATGATAATTATCAGTGCAACTATTCTTTGGATTATTCCTCTTGATAGCCAAGGCCCATAAGCTATTCAAAGTAAAATGAAAGATATTGGTGCTGAAAACACTGGCTTCTAGAATATTACTAATAAACTCTAAGGAAACCACATGAATGAATATCAAAACTATCTGGCGCGGCTAAAGAAGTTCTGGGATTTCTGGGGCAGACTATGACACTTACTGATAACTGGAAGGCTATTCTTATTAAAGCATGGTCAATTCGCTTGATCATCCTGTCTGGTTTACTTTCAGGCATTGAGTTTGCAATGCCATCTATTATTACTTTTATTGAACCACTTGATTTAGTCCCTAAAGGTTCATTTGCATTATTGGCAGTTCTAGTAAGTGCTAGTGCAGCTATTGCCAGGGTTATTGCACAACCCCAGGCTGAAATATGAAAATACCCCGTACCGCAGTAGCTACCCTGGTACTCAGCGTATCTGGTTTCTTGGCTTTGGTTATGCAAGAGAATTATGTTGAGCAAGCCATGATTCCTGCTAAGAATGATCGACCTACTCTTGGTTTTGGCTCTACTTTTCATGAAGATGGTCGTGCAGTTAAACTTGGTGAGAAAACAGACCCAGTTAGGGCATTAATTAAAGCCAAGGCCCATATTGATAGAGAAGAAATATCTTTTCGTGCATCGCTTCCAAATGTTTTTCTATATCAGCCAGAATATGACTTGTATATGGATTGGGTGTACCAATACGGCACTGGAGCTTGGTGGAACTCTTCAATTAGAAAGAATTTACTGGTAAGTAACTACCAAGGTGCATGTGATGCTCTATTGAAGTTTCGTTTTATGGGTAAGTATGATTGTTCTACTTTAGTAGCGGGTAAACCAAATAAGCGTTGTTATGGCGTATGGACAAGACAATTAAAAAGGCATAAAGAATGTATGAGTTTTCAATGAAAAGCGGGCTAAGAAAAATTACTGCAAAAGCGAAAGAACGCTGCGAGAAAAAAAGTTTACAAGAGCAATTAGAAGAGTTGCGTCGGGAATTACAGCATAAGGCTAATAATAAACCACAAAATGAAAACATCTGAGCAACGCCTACACGATAACCAGCGGATAAAAGTAAAGCGTGCTAAACAGCAGAGTGATCCTGGCTACTACGACACGCCAGCATCCTGTAGCTGTCCTATGTGCGGTAACCCACGCAAATGGTTTAATAAGCGCAGTATTCAAGAACAACGCTTTATGCAGGATATTGGATGACACCAACTCTAATTATGTGGGCAGGTTCCACTGTTATTGCTAGTATTGTTGGTTTTGGTTTGGCTTGGCAATTACAAGCAGGAAATATTACTGAAATTGAACTAAAGGCAACTAATGATCAACTTTCCCTCCAACGTGAGAACCTCAAGGCAGCAGAAGGATACACAGAGAAGCTGGCAGCTATTCAAAAACGTTCAACGGTTCGCGCATCTAAGCTTCGTGTTCGGATTGCTTCTGCTACTAATGCTGGCAACGGGTTGCGCATCACAACCCAAGACAGTGTACTTAAAGCCCGTCAAGATTCAACCGTATGTTCTGACACAGCCACTACCCTTGGAGAGTTACTTACTACAGTCTCAGCGGAGCGACGAGAACTCGCAGAAGCGGCTGATCGACATGTCATCGACATCCAAGCATTAATAGAACGCCAAGCACAATAACCTAAAGGATTACATGATTGATATTGATTCCTTCGCAGAGTTCTGCACTGTAAGACAACTAGAGGTACTAAAAACCATCAAAAGTACCGGATCACAGCGCAAAGCTGCACAGGAATTAGGAGTATCTAAAGGTACTGTGAGTGCCTGTATTAATAGTGTTCGTGTAAAGGCTGCAGCAAGGAATATTCAAGAACATGCTAGTCCATGCAAGGTACCTATGGGTTACGCCATCAAAGGTACAACGACACTGCGTAAGAATGGTGAAGAAGTCATGCAGTGGGTCAAGACAGATCGGGATGCACTGGCAACACAACAGGTACTGATTGACTTTGCTAACTCATTGAGTGAGACAGTCAAAGGTCTGGCCCCTTTTATTGCAGCGCCTGAGCATATAAATGATGACCTGATGTGTGTGATCCCCATTGGAGATCCGCACTTTGGTCTTAAAGTCTGGGCACAGGAAGGGGGTGCTAACTTTGATCTGGCTATAGCCGAGGCAATGACTCAAGGTGCTATTGACAGGCTTATCGCCAGTGCACCCCCAGCTAAGACTGCCTTGTTGCTAAATCTGGGTGACATGATCCATGCTGACAGTCAGAACAACACTACCACAGCAGGTACAACAGTGGATGTGGATGGTCGCTGGGCAAAAATCCAACAGATCGGTTTACGCTCTATGCTGTACTGCATCAACCGCCTGCTTGAGAAGCATGAAAAAGTGATCTTTCGCTTGAACCGAGGCAACCATGACAAACACGGGGCTTACCAGCTGTCTATGATGATCAGTTGTTACTTCCATAACCAGCCAAGGGTTGAGGTCGATCTGTCCCCTGCTGCAGTGTGGTACTACCAGTTTGGTAAGGTGTTGTTGGGTTCAACGCATGGGGACACGATCAAGGAACAGAACATGATGGGTGTCATGGCTGCAGACAAGTCCCAAATGTGGGGCGTGACCAAGCATCGTTATTGGTATGTAGGCCACGTTCATCATGTGAACAAGAAAGAATATCCTGGTGGCATTGTGGAGTACTTCCGTACACTAGCCCCAGGTGATGCATGGCATCATGGTCAAGGCTACAGGGCGGGAAGAGACATGTGCCTGATTGTGTTGCACAAGGAACATGGTGAGATAGAACGGCATCGCTGTGACATCGGGATGCTCCAATAATGGCTTAACATTCAGCCATGTTCTTTCCTTGTTTTTCTAACTACTGTGACCTAACTGTGACCAAATCAACAGTTTCCCCAGTAAGTATGGTGCCCAGGAAGGGACTCTAAACAGTCTTTTGTAGTGCAGGTTGATGCAATAAAACCAGAGTTCTCCAATGGAGTCTCTGGTTTTTGTATTTTTACAGAACGATATAGAATTGCCAAACTGTGACCTGACTGTGACCAAACATGCCTACTATTCGTAAACGTCCTACCGGCTGGCAAGCCATGATCAGGCTTAAAGATCATCCCCCAGAGTCTCAAATTTTCGACACCAAAGCTAGAGCCTCTGCATGGGGGCATGCAAGGGAAGCTGAGTTGAAAAACCAAGGAAAATCCTTGGTCAAAGCTACCTTGCTGGATGCCTTTGAGAAATACCGCGCTGAGGTGTGCCCTGATCTAAAGTCTGGTGCCAATGCCTCTAAACGGCTGCTGGCGCTGTCTAAGATCAAAGACCTACTGCCTATGTCCAAACCTGTTGTTGAAGTCACAGCAGTCGATCTGAGCAAGTTCAGAGACACCCGCTTAGGTGTTGTTGCCATTGCAACTGTACGTAAGGAAATGACCATCATCAGATCTGTCTTGGAGTCTGCTCGTAGAGACTGGGGCATGATCATGATCAACCCGATTCAGGATGTCAAAAAGCCACCAGCACCAGCAGATCGTAAACGACTATTCACTGACACTGAAGCCAAAAAGATCATTGACTCTCTAGGCTACGTTGGTGAAGTCACTACGCTACAACACCAAGTGGCTGTAGCATTACTTCTGGCTTTTGAAACTGGAATGAGGGCAGGTGAGTTGTTACACCTGGAATGGCATGAGGTCTATCTTGACCAAAAGTATGTGCATCTAGATGAAACCAAGAATGGTACCGAACGTGATGTGCCTATATCCTCGAAAGCTGTTGATCTGATTACTAAGCTCAAAAGCCTTGATAAGAACCACGTATTCACCATTACTTCAGCCAGTCTGGATGCCTTGTTTCGCAAGGCAAGAGACAGGCACAAGATCAAGAATCTTCATTTCCATGATAGTCGGGCAAACGCAATTACCCTATTATCAAAGAAGCTAGATATCTTGCCGTTGGCTCGAATGATTGGGCATAAAGATATCAAAAATTTGATGATTTACTATCGGGAGTCTGCTACTGAAATAGCAGATCAACTGGGTTAAAGCACTTTTGCCCACTCAAGAATTGCATCCCTTGACCACCTAGGCTGCTTAAAGCGATCAAGTTTAGGTGGAAAATGGGGCTGATGCTGTACTTCATTACGCACATAATTGTATGAAAAACCACAAACATCTGCCACATCTTCAAGTGTCATGATGATAGGGGGGTATGCTCTGGATAGAACTCTATTAAGTTCACTTTGAATTGTTTCAGTTGTCATGTTTAATAGTCCAAAAGTATCTTGAAAAAGTAAGGGTGTTAAACAAACAATTACGGGTGTATAACTTGAATCCTACTTGATTACCACAATGCCAAATAGTTTTGGCTATGTAATGCGGATTCATGAATATTCAAAGGGTTTAATTAGTGCTTCGTAAACAGCATCACGATCTTTAAAACTCTCAAAAGACAATACTGTTTCTCTTAAAAAGTCTCCGTGACTATATGCCTCAATGCACACATCATGTACACCTATACTTGGTGCATTGCAAGTTATACCATTTACTTTAATTTTTGGTTTGACCGCTCTAAATCGGTCTTTGCTAAATCCCTCAGAAATATATCTTAGTACATGGTTTGTTGGCTTGTCACACCAAGTTCCGTCCCCCGATTGGCATTCAATGTCCTTGCCGTCCGCGATGGCATGGAGGATTTCAGCATATTCATGTTTCATATTACTCTCCTTGGTTCTTTTCCAGCGTCTGCTCAATCGCCTTGCGGGGTACCCTATTTGCTTCTAGTGCTGTGACACACATGTCGATCGCCTCTAGTATTCCCAAGGGCTTCGCATTGCGCTCGCAAACAAGGCATGGCTCGCCTGGTATGACTGCTTTCCATCCGCATGTTTCACACAGTTCGAGGGATTGCTGATCGTATGGTTGTGCCTCTGCTTCAGTGATAGCAGCACGGAGCGCGGTAATAGCGGCAACTCGCCGCTGTCTGCGTGGTTTTCCCATAGTGCCCTGATAGGTCAAGGCATCAAGCGCCTGACGCGCGGCTTCAAGTAGGGCGATCATTTTGACTTATCCTTTACAAAAGGCTTGATCAGAGCAGCGTACATAGCTTCACGAGCCTCAGCCGTCGGGAAACATAGAATCGTTGGTTCTATGGTTAGATCATTACCTATGATAGTCAGCCTGTATTTACCATCAGATGGTGCCTCACAGATAATGTCGTTGACAACAATTTCTTTTGGTTTTACTCTAAACTGTTGATTAGGGCAACCAGAACTAAATAAGGTAAATACTTTAATTGGAGTCACATCGACCCAGTGATCTTTGTTATATAAATACTGAATTGGCTCATCATTAGCGATAGCTCGTAGGATTTCTTTGTATTCCTGTTTCATATTAGTTTTCTTTCTTTACAGATAGCTATTTCTGCTTGGCATGCAGGACAATTATTGTTGAAATATTTAAGATTATGTTTTGTATGTTCTTGTATATTTACAAATAGCTCGTTGATTTCATTTTCTGTAGGTGGTCGTTTTCTCCATGACATCTCTTCTGCTAATCCAGGATATTGTGCGATGGTATTCATACTATAAATTATTTATTTTGGTTTTAATTTCTTTAAAAATTTCAGCATAGCTTTAGCGTTTTCAAAATTTTCATTTGTTGATCCAGTAATCTTAGCTCTATAAGGTGAACCCATACAAAAATTCTTCTTGGTTTTACGTTTTACAGGGCATAGGTCATTACATCCACTTATATAGGGTAATTTACCTTTATATGAATAATATAAATCACATAATGGACAATCATGAATTCCATTCTCTTCATATTTAGGATTATCTGGATTGCTTTTGCAAGCATCAACAATTTTTTGCCATTTAAAGATTGATCCGTTAAGCGCTTCAAGTGTTTGTTCTGACATGACCATATTATTTTCCTTGATGTTTTATTCTTGCCATGTCTACCAGTAACGCTGGCGTTTAGTCCTGAGTTTTATAAAGTACCTTTCGGATTGCAATGATTGTTTGATTTACCATTGAATCATATGTAGGTAAGCCAGCATTGTTTTTTAGGTAAAGCACTTCCAGCGCTTGCTCAAGTGCATTGCGTTGCGCAATAAGATTGCTTGGTCTTGTGTACACAGGCATAGATGTCCTATCGTCATCCGTATCGACCGGATACACAGGGTCTTGGCATACACAATCCTCATCCCAACATGGCTCTCCATCCCTCCATGCAAGGTAAGCAATTGGCTGCTCTTTTTCGGTTACTTGTAGGGTACTCATTTATCTCCTTAAGTGTGTCAACAATTAATTGATCGACTTCATCGGTCGCTTATCTCTGAGTTTCATTTAGAGCCTCAATTGCCTTGCGGTACTCTGGCGTGTAGGGGTTAAAACGCAAACCCTCATATGCGAGTTGCACAGCACCATTTAATGCTTCCCGCAGTTTCTCAACGCTCCGCTCCAGTTGCGCAATCTTCCCAAGCAGGATGTACTCTCGCTCTGCGCCCATTGAGTTAAGTCGTCTTTCTTCATCTAACTCACGCTGCAATTGCGTCTCTTTTTCAGTTACTTGTAGGATGCTCATTTTGGTTCTTTAAATTTAGTCGCCGCAGAAGCACGATATTGCCTCTTCTTTTGGGTCAAACATATTGCGCTGGTCTTTTGCAAACGTCAGCATTTGCGCGTAACTTGGGCGATCAACGCGAAAGTGCGCGCCGCTTGGCTTGCTTGCCAGTTGCAGTGCCTCTATCTTGGCCCACCACAATGCCCGCTCGGGCTTTTCTGCAATCAGCGAAAGTATCTGTGCCCCCCCTTTTAAAAAGCACAAATCACAGTTGCCATGCATCGTCACGCCGTTGTTATTTAACAGGGAAAGGTCGAATGGTTGCGAGCGCCAGAATGCACTTACATCTTCTTTTGTGATCCCGGATCGCCCGAGCGGAGCGCATTTTTCCTCATGTTTGCCGTAGTTCTGGTTGCCAATCTTTGCCATGCGCCTTGGTTCGTCTGCCCTGATGCCCAGCATGGAATCCCACTCAGTCCACCCGATTGATTTCAGGTAACGGTGGATTGTCCGCACCTTCAATTCGACGGTGCAAAACCGCGCCACGGGATTCGGGACATAGCCGCGCTTTCGAATCAGCGCTTCAAACGGCTCGCCATTTCTGGAAGCCGTCTCAAAATCAGTGATCTTGAATTTCGGCTCATCGTCGGTGTACGCCAGATACTCAAGCCACACTATCGGAACTTTCCAGTTCACAGAACAGTCGCGCACAAATTCAAGCGTTTCCTCACACTCTTTCCCAGTGTTAGCAAAGCATACAATCGCCTCACTTGGTAGTCCGCCATTGGCTTCAAGCACCCTATGCAGCATGTAAGCGCTGGTGCGGCCGCCGCTAAAACTGATGCAAGTTGGTGATGTGATAAGGAAATGGTTCATTTGGTTTACCTTTTACTTAATGGTGAAAAAAATTTCATCTTACGGAGAATTGGTCAAACTCGTTGTAGTAGGCCGCGCTCATTCGTCGTGCCTGCTTTATTCCCCGACCACTTTAAAGCGGCCAAACCGTGGGCGGTAGTCGCCCAGGCCGACCATCATTCCGGCGCTGGCAAGGCTTTGGTCAATCTCACTCTTCTGGATGCTGTTTTCGTCATAGGCAATGCTGAAAGTGCATTCCCACTTCTTAAAAATGGGGCGGCAGCGGGTAATCTTGGCGGTGCCCACTTTCACGCTGCGCAGGTCAACAAAGTCTTTGTCAGCAAACAATTTTGCTGGCGTTTTTGGACCCTCATAGCTCAGCGACACCTTATCGTCCACTACGAGTGCAGCGCGCTTGATGGCTGTGCCAAGTTTGTGGATTTTTCCGCCGCCAATCAGAGCCGCAAAAATGTTGTAGCCCGGCACATGCACGCCAGATTCTTCGTCAAAGTAGATGCCGCCCAGCCATTCCAGGCGCGACATCTCAAGCAAATCGTCCTCTGTTTTTTTGCGCTTGCCACTGATGAGCTTGATCTCTTTTGTGAGCGGGTCAAAGGGGTTTGCCAGCCGCTCAGAGTGCATGAGCATGGGGGTGGTGCCGCGGATTGTGTAAGTTGCTGTTTTCATTGCCGTGTCCTTGAAAGTTAAAAAAAATGCCGTTTTGGTGTTGCCACCGGAGAGCCCACTGTTGCCAATGGGCAATCCGCTGTAAACAGCCCTTGCCTATGCCTTGCCGGGCCATGCCAGGCCGCGCCACGCCGCGCCGGGCCTAGCCACGCCCTCTGGTGTTGCCACCGGAGAGCCCACTGTTGCCAATGGGCAATCCGCTGTAAACAGCCCTTGCCTATGCCTCGCCTCGCCCAGCCCCGCCCTGCCCAGCCGTGCCCGGCCCCGCCTCGCCAAGCCCTTTGGTGTTGCCACCGGAGAGCCCACTGTTGCCAATT